GGTGCACAGGGCCTAAAAGGCGCTATGGACTTCCTAGCCATCATTAAAAAGGCTATGCACGAACTTACAGGTGTTCCTGAAACTGCTCTTGGTATGGCACAGCCTATTTCTAACACTTCTGGCGTTGCTCTTTCTATTCAGTTCCAGCCTTTGATGAACAAATGGAATCAGAAGGTTACCCAATACTCCCGCGGTGTTCAGAGAATTAATGAGCTAATCCTTCTAAACCTTACTATTAAAGAGCCAGAGGCTCTTATGTGGAATCCCACTGTTGATGGTGAATTAGCCGCAGGTGAAGCTCAATTCTTAGACCCTAATGACCCATTAACTTTCCAGAATTATGTTCACTTTGAGCCACCTCTTCCACTAGATAAACTTATTCTTCTTAACGAAGTTCAGACTAAAATGTCTTTGGGCTTGGAATCAAAAGCTGGTGCTTTGCGCACCCTAGGTGAAGAATTCCCTGTAGAAAAACTTGAAGAAATTCGTATGGAGCTTCTACAGGATGCTAAAGCTGACGGTGCTGTCAAGTTGGTACAAACCCAGATTGAAAATACCATCGCTAACCTTACAGGTATGCTTTCAGGTGGTCTAGGTGGACAACCTGTACCTGTTGGAGCTGCACCTGGCGGTCCTCCAGGAGGACCAGAAGCTGGTGGACCTATGCTTCCGCCTCCTATTATAGATATGGCTACTATCGCTACAGAACAGGGCGAACAGCAGCTAAGAGTAGACCTCGTAACAAAGGCGTATGGAACTAACCTACCTAACCGTAGAGTTCCAACGGAAAACTATTAATTACTCTAGTTTACATAGACAAAAGTAGTTAATTGTACAAAAATTGAATATAGAAATACACGTATGGTCATTTGTGCTAATAATTCGGAAAACGACCCAGAGAAAACTAAGGAAATACTATGGATACGTCTGTAACCCCTGATGTAAGTGCATTTGCAGCTGAAGCTGAAACTGTATCTAATGTCAACCCAGTAACCGCTACTGTAAATGAAAATGCCACATCTGCTGTAACTAATAACAATGGTCAGAAGTTTTATACTGAAGATGACCTTGCTAAAGTTCGTAGTCAAGAAAAGGATAAGCTTTATCCTCAGATTGACAAACTTAAAGAAGAACTTGACTTACTAAAGCGCGACCGTCAATCAGAGGTTGAAGCTAAAGCTGCTGAAGCGGCTGCTCGCGAAGCAGCTTTTGCTGAAGAGGCTAAGCGTAAGCAGGAAGAAGAACTTGAAGTTCGTGACCTTCTTAAAGTAAAAGAACAAGAATGGTCAGAGCAGTTAGAGCGTGAACGCGAAGAGCGTGAGCGTGCATTTGCACTACTAGAGCGCGAACGTAATTTTACAGAAATCACCAATTACCGTAACCAGCGTATCGAGCAAGAACGGGATAATATTCTTCCTGAACTTATCGAAATGGTGAACGGGTCCTCATCAGAGGAAATTGAAGCCAGTATCGCAGGACTAAAGGCTAAAACTTCCAGTATCATGGATAACGTACAGCAGGCTACCCAGGCTGCTCGTAGGGACATGACTGGAACACGAGTCACTACCCCTCCAAATGCTGGTCCGCTGGATATCGAAACTGGTACTAGACAGTTCAATGCTCAGGATATTGCCAATATGCCGATTGCTGAATATGCCAAGTACCGCGACCAACTTTTGAGCCCAGCGGCTCAAGGCCGTTCAACAGGCATTCTTGGTTAAAACCGAAATCATAAACAAACTATATATAGGAGTCACAAGTGGCTAGCTCATTAACAGGTACAGGCAATCTCGCCGCGTCACCTACAGCCTATTCAGGCACAAACTCGCAGCTAACTCAGGCGATTCAACAGATTTGGTCGAAGGAAATCCTTTTCCAGGCTATGCCAATCTTGCGTTTCGAACAGTTTGCTGTAAAGAAGACTGAACTTGGTGTTGCACCAGGTCTTCAGATTAACTTCATGCGCTACAACAACCTTGGCTTTGCACAGCCATTGGTTGAAGGTGTGCGTATGACCACAAATGCTTTGACTGCACAGCAGTTCAGCATCACCGTTTCGGAGCACGGCTACGCGCTTGCTGTTTCGGAACTATTGCTTAATGCTTCCTTCGATGATGTTATGGCTTCTGCCTCACGTCTATTGGGTCGCAACATGGCAATCTACCTTGACCAGATTTCACGCGACACCCTTTACGGTGCCACCTCTGTTCTCTACGGTTACGACCGCTCAAGCAGCGCAGCTGTTAACAACTGGTACGATTATGGTACCAAGGGTTCTTCACGCGCTAGCATGACTGGTAACTTCTCTCTTACAACAGCAACTGTTAAGGACGCTGTAGAGACCCTTGCAACCAAGAATATCCCAAGATTGGGCGAAACCTACGTTGCATTCGTACATCCGCATCAGAGCCGTAAGCTCCGCGACAACCCAGAGTTCATCGAAGTAACGAAGTACGCCGCTCCTGGTAACTTCATGCTTGGTGAAATCGGTCGCCTTTACGACACAGTGTTCATTGAGACCACACAGGTTCTCAAGGTTCCAGGTGGTGCTGGTTCAGGTTACACCGCAGATACAGCCGTTTCGACACCTGTCGTTTCTGCTGGTGGTGGTTACACAACTCCTAACACCTTCACTGGTAATGGTAGTTCTGACCGCTACTCAGCTATCTTCATTGGTGACAATGCTTTTGGTCACGCTATCTCACTTCCTGTGGAATTGCGCGATGGTGGTATCCTAGACTTTGGACGTGAGCATGCACTTGCATGGTACTCAATCTTTGGTCTTGGTCTAATCACTGACCAGGCAATCGTTATTGCTGAAACCAACTAATTAAGACCCCTTGGTGGGGGTTGGACATTTGAACACCAGCCCCCACCATTTTTTAACATATACTCACATTGGAGAAAACACTCATGGCAACATCAAAAGCAAAACCAACTGACGCAACTGGTCGTCAGCGTGAAAAGCTAATTCAAGAAAATGCAGAAGCTGTCCAGGAAGCCGCTACTCAGATGGCTATGGCAACTGCAGAAAAAGCAGCCTCACTAGAGACTGATATTATTGATGCTACTAAGCCTACTACGGCAACAGTTATTGTTGATGAAGCAACAATCGTAGCAAGTGGCGATAAGACCGTCACTATCCGTGTTGTTGAAGACATTGAAAATATGACTTTCGGCGCTGGAAACTTCTTTTCTTTCCGTGCAGGTCAAAAGTACCAAGTTGCTCAAGACCTTGCCCGTCACCTTGAAGAAAAGGGATACCTAGCTGGAGTCATCTAAGCAGGTTTAAAGTAGCGGGCTTCGGCCCGCTATTTTCTTTTTAGCCAGATTTTTAAGGAAAAATAAGGCATGATTTATAGAGCGTATATAAGGAGTTTTTGTGGCCGTACTTTCTGACCTCCTTTCAAGAGTTCGTTTAGAACTTGGGGATAACGCCCAGCAATTTACCACCAATTTAACTGGTGATGGAACTACTAAAGACTTTTATTTAAAAGTAAAGCCTGTAGACGCTACTTATTTAACTGTTACAGTAAACGGAGTTCCTCAAGCCCAGTCTACAAACTTTACAGTTGAAGAGAACATAGGAATGCTTCATTTCAATACTGCTTCAGCTACAGGAACTGGTTCAAGTGCTGCTACAACAATAACTGTTTCAAGTATAACTGGAATTTCGGCAGGTATGAAAGTATCTGGTACTGGGGTAGCCACCACAGCCACAGTTACCTCAGTAACAGGGACTAACACAGTAAACGTCTCCGTTGCAAATACGGGAGCAGTATCTGGAACAATTAGTTTTAGCTCTATTCCAGCATTAAATTCGGCAATTGTTGTCTCAGGAACTCATTATAGGTACTTTACTACTAATGAGCTTACTACCTTCGTTAATACAGCCGTTATACAGCACACAGACAACCGCACAGACTCATATGGTAGTCAGATTACTATTTCCAGTATACCTACTGTAGAGGAGTACCCTGTGGCTCTATTGGCCACTGTAGAGGCTCTATGGGCATTGGCTACAGATGCCGCATTTGATATTAATATTTCTGCTCCTGATGGGGTAACTATCCCACGTAATCAGCGGTTTACACAGCTATCTAATATTATTGGTCAGAGGCAGCAACAGTACAAAGACCTGTGTTCTGCCCTTAATATTGGCTTATGGCGTATTGAGATAGGTATCCTACGTCGTGTAAGCAGAACTACTAATAAATTGGTACCTGTATATATGTCTCAAGAAATTGATGATAGCACTCTTCCAGAACGAGTTTATATTGAAAATAATCTTAAGGGCCGTACCCC